ATGGCAACTTTAACAGCAACTTTAAGCAAGAATTCAACTAATGTAGAACTTTATAATGCATTTGGTGATACTTTATCTGATGGTAAAGCTCGTGTATTTTCTATGGTACCTTCTACAACTAATCCAGACAGAGTAACTTTGTTTATGTGTCAGGAAATGGTTAGTCAATCTTCTGCAACAGGTGCACAAGCATTTTTCTTAGGATGGGGAACTAACAAGCGTTTATTGCGTGCAGTATTTTCTGCTGATAAGAACATTGTATCTAAGAATGGTCTATCTGTAGGATCTATTGTACCATTTGATATTTTGGTTGAAGAGAAAACTGAACCAGCTTATAATGGTCAGACTCCTAAAATCAATGTAGCTTCTGGTGAAGTTATTACACACAATGGTATGCCAGTTTATGAGCATGCTTCTTTAGTACCAGCAGGAGAAGGTCGTAAAGTAGTATCTTTACAGCGTGATGCTGCTATTGAGGTGTCTAATGACTTTCCTCAAGCAAACTTATTGAAATAATATATTTCAATTTCTTAACTATAGTGGGTTTAAATGTACCCACTATAGTTTTATAGTCAGGTGGCGGAATTGGTAGACGCAGAAATAATTCCTAGTGAAATTCAATGGTATGGTGAGAGTCCATGTAAAATCCTAGTTACCCATTACAGGTTCAAGTCCTGTCCTGACTACATAAGGTTCCAGATGTCACCTAAAGCTCTGGATTTTTTTGGTGATGAAAGTAAGGAGGGTACTCGCCCTATCCTCCTTATTTTTTTATTAATTTTATAAATAACAATATGAAAAGATATAACAATGGATTTTCAATGGAAGATATTCATAGATTAAACTATGAAAACCCTGATATAGAGAGATATACACACAAGTATAGAGAAATTATATTAGGAAATGTGTTTTATTATTATATTAACTTAAATTAACAATTATGCTTAAAGACATTAAAAATTTGATTATTGGATTATTTACTACAGGTTTTACATTTGTATGTATTGCTTATATACCATACTTTGCAGGTGTATTTCATGATGAAACTGTAGAAGATTGGCAAACACCATTACAATTTGTAGATATATGGGTTACAGGTGCAATATTTATTATGGCTTTAACAGCTATATTTTATGTATTAGTAGCTGTAGGTCAATTTATGTATGATAAATATAAAAAAGATGGTGAATAACAAAAGAACAATCAAGAAACTTATCATACATACTTATAATGTACTATATACTTTATGTGGTATAGAAAGATGTAAGAAAAGAGAACCACTCAAGCCTATGGGTATAGGTAAGAGTATATATCCACCTGATTATACACCAATTCAGAAGAGAACTTTTAGTGATGGTACAGAAGAATATTATATTCCTGCAGAAGCACAAAAGAGATTAGATGAAGCATGGAAGAAAATGGGTGAAGAATGTATAGAAGGTAAAAGTAAAGATATTAAGAAGATTAGATAAATGATAGAAACATTAACTAGAAAATCTATGGTCATTAGACCATCAGGTAGATCTACAGACTACATTAGTCCTAGTTTTGGCTATGGTTGTCTATATAACTGTACCTACTGCTATATGAAAAGACATAAAGCAGTAGGTTTAGATATAGCCACTAATACTAATGATATTTTAACAGAAATTAACAATCATGCAATGTTTGCTGTGGATGATAAGCCTAATCAAACACATGAGAAGTACATAACTTATGACATATCTTGTAATGAAGACTTTGCTTTACATGCTAAATATCACGAGTGGCAAAAGATATTTCAATTTTTTAAAGATCATCCAATAGCTATGGGTTCATTTGCTACCAAGTATGTAAATAAAGATTTACTACAGTTTAATCCGCATGAAAAAATTAGAATAAGATTTAGTCTAATGCCTGAAGAGTATAGACAAGTTTTAGAACCTAATACAAATACTATTTATGAAAGATTAATAGCTGTAGAAAAATTTATAGACGCTGGTTATGAAGTTCATCTTAACTTTAGTCCTGTTATTGTACATGATAATTGGTTAGATAAGTATAAAGAATTATTTGAGGTTGTACAATACAATGCAAGAACTTATGCTTGGGATACAGATGCTGTCAAAGCTGAAGTAATATTCTTAACACATAATAAAGATAAACACCTATACAATCTAAAAAACAATTTAACAGGTGAAGATTTATTATGGAAACCAGATTTACAAGAAGATAAAATATCACAATATGGTGGTACTAATATTAGATATAAACATGGATTAAAAGGTGAATATATTGAAGAATTTAAGTATCTTCATAGTAATATAATACCTTGGAATACAATAAGATATATATTTTAATGTCAACTTTTTGACGCAATAAACTTGACAAATGGAAAATAAACAAACAGCAGTTGAATGGTTAGCATCTCAATTAGGAGAACATATTATTTGGGAAGAAAAAATAATAGATTTAGTTGAACAAGCCAAAGAAATTGAGAAGCAGCAGATAATGAATGCTTATTCATACAATGGATGGAATGATGAAGATGAAAGAGCAGACGCAGAACAATACTATAATGAAACCTATAAATCAGAATAAGATGACATCTATTAAACAAGAAATAGAAAATTATGATAAATAAAAAAGTAAGAATAAAAACTAAAACAATTGAAACAGATGTTTTAATTTTAGATAAAAGAATGACTAATATGGCAGAATTTAATAAAGCACCAATTATGAATAATGCTTCTTTTGAAGTTTATGTTGGTTTATTGAATGAAGAACTAGATGTAAAATGTCCAATAATAGAATTTTTACCTTCAGATATAATTAAAATATATTAATATTATGGCACAGACAGCAGTAGAATGGTATGCTAAACAAAATAACAATTTAATTATATCATACATAGAAGGCAGGTTAACAGCAGAAGAATTATATGTTAAGATGCTAAATATTTTAGATGAAGCAAAACAAATGGAAAAGCAACAATTAGAAGAAGCTTATAGAACAAGTATTAAAGATTCAATAGAAGCTAAACAATGAAAAAATTATTAATTATAGCTTTACTACTAATAGGTGGTATAGCTAATGCACAGACATTTATATATACTAACAGAATAACTATAGATAAGAAATATCCTAGTGATATAAAATATAGTAATCCATATTGGATAGATCATACAAGTATAGTATATTTGCCTAAAGATATGAGTTACATTGAATGGACTACTACAAATGGTGAAATCAGATTTACAATCAATGGATTAGTAAATACAGATAACTTTAGATTTTATCAAGCTGTAAGAGACCATGATGGTATGCCATTTGATTTTACTTATACTGATGATTTAGTTATATTCTATTTTACAGAAGATGGAATAGAAAAGAGAATAGCATTAGGAGTACAAAGAATATCTAGATAATATGAAAGTAGGATCAATAGTAGAATTAATTAATGATCAAAACTGGAAATATAAAGATGAAGGTATAGATGTATATCCAGTTAAAGGTGTTGAGTACACAGTAAGAAGTATTATAACATTTCCTAATGGGGCAGGTATAGCTTTAGAAGAAATAGTAAATGAACCAAGATGGTTTATTAATGGATATGTAGAAATACATTTTGCTATTCATAGATTCAAAGAATTATTACCACCAATGGACATGAATGAAATAATAGAAAACTTACTGAAAGAACCAGCATGAAAGTAACACAAGAAAAAATTGAGCAAGTCATAGAAGACCTGATTAATCTACAATATCAAGTAGCAGGTATAGACAAGAATTCTGAATATGCTAAACAGAATGACAATTGGTTTTTAATGGATGAAATTCCTGTGGCTAAATACTTTGAGGAGTTTAAACCATTAGCTATCAGTGTTATTAAGAAAGCATTGAAGGCTAATTCAGATGAAGCAACAGAATTATTTAATTCTTTTACTTTATCTTATGGACTAAAATTTAAAAAAGATGAAAAAATGTAAAGATACATATGAGTATATGCTGTTCTGGGGCACATTAGTAATTATTGGGCTTTTACTAACATGCTCTGGAATGGCAGCTGCTCAGCCAACAAGAAAAGAAGTGATGGATTATATACTAAAGCATACAGATATAATTTGTCCTCAGATTGTTATTAAGCAAGCAGTTATGGAAACTAATTGTGGTAAAACAGGTGTTGGTAAAACAAAAAACAACCTATTTGGTTTTAAGCTAAGTGGTACATATATGTCTTTTAATACATGGGAAGAATCCATATGTTACTATGAAAAGTGGCAGAAGAAAAAATTATATAGTTATTTAGCAGAAAAGAACTCAAAGGGTATTGATTATTATGATTTTTTGTGGTATATTGGATACAATGATGGCAAAAAATATGGTAAGCAAGGCAAAGAATATATTAACAAACTTAAAGAATTGACTGTAAAGTTATGAATGCATGGGTTATACCAGGTTTAAAAGTGCAGAATGGTAAAAAGATTGATCTAATGATCAGAGATATCTGCAATTATTATGGCATAGATGAAGATGAGTTAGTAAGAAAAACTAGACTAAGGCATGTGGTGGCAGCAAAGAAGGCTATATGTTATAACCTGATGACCAACTTTCATATGTCTGATACTAAAGTAGCTAAAAAGTATAAGCTAAAATTACATAGATGTACAGTTAGACATCACATGGTAGATTTTAGTAATAAGCTTGAAATCAAAGATAGAGAAGCTATGGAGGTACAAAAAAGAATTCAATATTATTTATTATGATTTATTTTGTAGGAAATCCTGGATTTATAGAAAGTAATTTCCAGACAGCTACAATGAATGATGTAAAAGAATGGTGTAAGACACACAAAGTTAGAGGTATAGATACTGAGACTATAGGTGATTGTTGGACAGGACATATATTTACATTCCAAATTGGTGATGCTGATACACAGTTTGTAATAGACTGTACAATGTATGACCTTAGAGAATTAAAAGATATACTTGAAGAGAAGGATGCTATTAATATTCTTCAGAACAGCAAGTATGATGATAAGTTCTTTATGGCTAAAGGCATTAAGCTAGGTTATGTATATGATACTTTCTTAGCAGAATGTATCCTGACAACTGGATTAGAGAATAGAGAACTTAGATTAGATCATATTGTTACTAAGTATTGTGGAGAAAAGTATAAGTTAGATAAATCTGTGCGAGGTAAGATTAATTGGGTAGGTTTGACTGATGAAGTTATTCAATATGCAGCTTTTGATGTTATTGCATTAGAAGAGGTAATGAATAAACAAAAAGAAAAGCTTGCTGAATTAGATCTTACCTCTGTTGCAGAGCTTGAGTTTAAATGCTCAAGGATCTTTGCAGAGATGGAGTATGTAGGTATGCTACTAGATATACCTAAATGGTTAGAGCAAGCTGAATCAAGAGAAAAAACAGCTCATGAATTTGAGGATGCTCTAAATAAATATATCATTGAGCATAAAGATATATACAATCAGTATATAGATACTCAACTAGATTTATTCTCTACAGAACTAAAGACTAACATCTCATGGTCATCTCCTAAACAAGTCTTAGATATATTATCTACAAGTGGTATAAAAACTGATTCAGTTAATGAAAAGATTATAGAGAAACATAGAGCAAAGCATCCTATAGTTGATCTATATCTTAAGTATAAAGAAAATCAAACTGCTATTAGTAAGTTTGGTAAAGAGTATTTGAAGTGGGTAAACCATAAGACAGGTAGCATACATACATCTTATTGGCAGATACTAGCTACAGGCAGAGTATCTTCTGGTATGAAGGATGAAGCTCCCAATATGCAACAACTACCAGCTTTAAATGAAGTAAGAAATTGTTTTATTGCTAGAGAAGGTTATAGCTTTGTAGATTGTGACTATTCTGCTATGGAGTTAGTAATTGCAGGTTGTGTAAGTAAAGAAGATTCTTGGGTAGATGCATTTGAGAATAATCTGGATTTACATTCTGTAGTTGCTGAAGCTGTATATAAAGATAAGTGGAAGAATACTGCACAAGAAGATTGTGAGTATTATAAAACTAAACAGAAGTGTTCTTGTAAAGAGCATAAGAAGATGAGAGATAAGATTAAAACTCTCAACTATCTATCTTTATATGGTGGTGGTCCACAGAAGTTAAGTGACTCTATTAATATACCACTAGCTGAAGCAAAAGATATTATTAAATCATATTTCAGTGGTTTGCCTAAACTAACAGGCTTTCTACAGATGCTAAGAGATTATGGTAAAAGGAATTTAATGATTAGAACTAAACCTCCATTTAGGAGAATTAGGTTCTTTGAGAATCCTGATCTAGATCCAGCTAAATTCTCTGAGATAGAAAGACAAAGTGGTAATACCTATATTCAAGGTACTGGTGCTAACATTACTAAGTATGCTATGGTTAAGATGGATGAAGAAAGAATTAAACAGAACATTGATGTTAAGTTTGTTCTTCAGTTACATGATGCTGTAGTATGTGAAGTTAAAGATGAGCAAGCAGAGCTTTGGTTATCTATACAGAAAGAATGTATGGTAGAAGCATTTAGAGAAGTAATTGGCTATCCTATTGGTGTAGATGGTTACATAGATAAGCACTGGAAAAAATAACTTAAACTATGGCTGATATTTCAATGTGTGCCAATGAGAGTTGTCCACTCAAACTCTCATGCTATAGGTATATGGCTAAACCTAGTGATGAATGGCAAACATATACAAGGTATGAGTGGAGAAAAGATGAGAATGGGGTAATACATTGCCCTGCATTTTGGAAACTAAATATAGAACAACATGACACAAGAACAAAAAGAAGCAGTAAGGGATCTACTGACAAAGATTAGAACAGCTGGTTATGTAGGTGTATCTATAGGATTTGAAGGTAGTGGTGACTCAGGTGATTTACAGCATTATTGTTTATTTAAAGAAGAAGATCACTTTGAATTACATGAAAACTATGCTTGGGAAAGTGACAATGGAGAATTTGCACATGAAGAATTAAAACCTTTAGAGGATTTATTTCAAGTTGTGGATAATACATCAGGTGAAGATTGGTGGAATAATGATGGTGGTTATGGATCTGTTAATATAGATTTAAAAACAGGTGAAATAAAAGCTAATTACCATATTAGATATACAGAAACCAATTATTATAGCCATGATTATCAAGCTAAAGAATTTACACGATGAGTCCTTGGGTACATGCACAGAACTCTGCTAAAAAGTTTGGTGGGAGTCCTAAAGATTATTTAGAGATTCATGAGTTTCTTGATATGACTAAAACACATTTTATAGGTTTCCAACATAGAGCTATCTTACATAATACATTTGGTATTTATATATGTGAGAAGATATTTGGGCCTACAATATTTAACAGAGATAACAAACATATTGAAGTTAGGTATATTGTTATAGAACATATTAAAGAAGATTTAGGTTTTGTTCCTACAGTAAAAGAATGGGTAGATAAAATCCCATATGAACCTTGGATGAGTGGACAAACTAAAACAGTAAGTGAATCACACAATTTAACTGACCTATTAAAATAAAACTATGACACAATTTACAGATGCAGAGCTGGACAAAATGATTAGCTTTTTCCAAGAGTATTTAGACTTTGGAGAAAGTAGAATCAGTGAAGGCTTAGAGCAACAAAAGGTAATAGAAGGTATCTTGGAAACATTGAAAGAGCATTATGGTGAAGAAGGTAATGATATAGAAAATATAGAACAATACCAATCAGCTGTAAAAGCATTTCAAGAAACAATTGATGATTACCTTGACAACAGATATTTATTCTCAAGTATAATAGAAAAATGCAAAGAGCTGAAGTCCAACAATTAGCAATACAAAAGTTCCTAGAACATAAAGAAGGTATCCTACATATATCTATGGGTGTAGGTAAAACTAAAATAGGCATAGATATTCTAGATGAGAATAGCAAAACTCTAATTGTAGCTCCATACACATCTGTATTGGAAACCTGGAAAGAAGAATTTAAGAAGTGGAATAAGTCAGATAAAAATGCTACTTATACTACTACAGCTTCACTAGGTAAGCATACTAATAAAGTATTTGATTTAATCATTCTTGATGAGATACATTTATATTCTGTCAATCAATTATCTAAAATACCTGATGGGCCAATATTAGGTCTGTCAGGTACTATTAGTGAGAATACAAAAGCTTTTATTAAAGAGCAGATAGATTTAGATGTAATCTTTGATTATACTTTAGAAGATGCAATTAGAGATGGTATTATTGCAGATTACAGGATTAAGGTAGTAGAGGTGATGTTAGATGATAAAGATAAATATGTAGAAGGTGGCACTAAAGCAAAGCCATTCCTAACTACTGAGAAAGCTCAGTATGATTATCTAACAAAGCAATTCAATAGTTTAAAGTTTGCTGAATGGGGTGCAATAGGCCCAGCTAAAAAGAAGTATGTAATGCTAAAAATGCAGATAGCTTCAAAGAGAGCAAGATTAATCTATTCATGCAAATCAAAACTAGAAGCAGCTAAAAAAGTTATTAACATTAATGATAATAGCCGGCTATTGATTTTCACTACTTTAACAGAATCAGCAAATCAACTATCTGATTATCAGTTTCATTCAAAATCTGATAAAGATAATTTAGAGTTGTTTTCTTCAGGAAAAATTGATAAATTAGCAGTTGTAAACATGGCTAATGTAGGCTTAAATATAAAGCCACTAAATAAAGCAGTTGTACATCAATTCCAAAGTTCAGAAGAAACAGCACAACAAAGAATGGGCAGACTTCTTAGATTAGAATATAATAATCCTGAGAAGAGAGCTGAGATATGGGTTATTTGTTTAGTAGGAACTGTTGATGAAGAGTGGACTAAGAGTGCACTCAAAAACATTCCAAAGAGTAAGATTGAATATATACATCTTAAAAATTTATAAAATGGAAGGAACAAAAGTTTCAGTAAGCAAACCCAAGATGACTGATGAAGAAGTATTGTTCTTCTCTAGAGTAGCAGAAGCAGGTATAGTAAAGGATGAATTAGCAACTCCAGAGAAATATGTGGAGATTATTAATCACTTATCTGGTAAAAAGATTACCAGTGTAGATCAAGTCTTAAGTGTTATACCATGTTTTGTATTAGCCCTAGAAGAAGAAGATGCTAAATTAATACATAAACACATGGGAGTATGGAATGGGCAAGTTTAGTAATTATATTACTAATATCTTATGTGATTTTTTCTATACATTCTGTTAGGCTAGTTGATGATGGTGATTGTATATACATTGTATATACATTAGAGAAATATGATACAGATCATTTACCTTATACATCAATTAATAAAATCAGAATATGGAAAAGATCCAAGAAGTAATTGAAATCCTTAATAAGCTTCAAGATGAAGGATATATTAAGGTGTTAAATTGGGATACTAGGGAATTAATTCTAAGACCTAAAGCTGCAGAGCATGTAGTAGATCCTATAGAAAACTGGATAGATGAATATAGAGCCAAGTTTAAAGGCAAGAAACCAGGTGCTATGGGTGATAGAAATGCTTGTGTAGTTAAGTTTAAAGAACTATTCTTGCGTAGACCTGATATAACTAAAGAAAAAATATTGCTAGCTACAGATAGATATATCACAGCTGAGTCAGGCAATAGGTATAGATATCTTATGCAAGCTGATTATTTTATCTCTAAAAGTGTGAACAATACTAAGGAAGGTAGAGTGTCTAAGCTAGAAGCATATTGTGATGAGCTAGATGATACTATAGAAACACAAGTAAAATTTGACTATGATATTTGATAGAGCTTTAAAGCGTATTAATGAGAACATGCTTAATGAGCATAACTGTATACCATGGGGATTACCTAGGTTTGAGAATGTTGTGCCAGGCATTATGCAGAAGAAGTACTATCTAATTACAGCTAACACTGGTATAGGTAAAACTCAGTTTACTGATGCCTTCTTTATGTATAACCCTATAGATTTTGTCCTAAACAATCATACAGATATTAAGGTAAAGATATTTTACTATTCATTAGAGGTAGATAAAGAATCTAAGATTATTCAAGGTATTGCTAGAAAGATCTATCAAACCTATAATATGGTAATACCATTCAATAAGATTCTATCTATGAACAAGAACAGAATATCTGAAGAAGAGTATAGGATTATTGAATCTACAAGGGATTACTTTGAAAAGATAGAAGACTTTGTTTATATCTATGATAGTGGTATGAATCCCTATGGTATTTATAAACAACTAACAGAGTATGCTAGATCTCATGGTACTATTCATAAGAAGAAGATTACCAAGAAGATTAAGAATGAAGCTACTGGTGAGATTACAGAAGTAGAAGATGAGGTATTTGATTATTACACACCTAACAATCCTAAAGAGTATGTGATTGTTATTGTGGATCATGCTGCATTGTTAGCTTCTGAGCAAGGATTAAGTACTAAGGGTACTATAGAAAAGCATAGTAATAATATGGTTATACTTAGAAATATGTATGGCTATATTCCTGTACTAATCCAACAGCAAGCTGCTGCTAATGAGGAGATTGACACATATAAAGGTCAGACACTAGAGTCTAAATTAGTTCCTAGTCTATATGGTTTGGGTGAAACTAAACTATCAGGCAGGGATGCTGATATAGCTCTAGGTATTTTTAGTCCAGCAAGGTATGAATTAGAAACATTTAGAGGATATAAAATTTCTCTTTTACAAGATAATTTCAGATCTTTGCATGTACTAAAATACCGCAGTGGTAGTCCCAATGGTGTAGTTGGTATGCATTTCAATGGTGCAGTAAACCACTTTGCAGAATTACCTAAACCAGGTAGCCCAGAGTTAGAAGATTTCTATAAAACTATAAGTAATGGAAGATAAAAGAAACACTAAAGAAGAGGACATCATAGCCTTCATGGAAAGATCAGGTAACAACCTGACTAACAAGGCTATAACAGAAAGATTTGATGTAACTGATACTTACATTAAGTCTTTGAAATGGAGATTAAAGCAGAAAGAATCTAAAGAACTTCCTAAATTTAGTAAATAATGGATAGTACAAATGATTCTAACAAAGCAATAGATCCTATTGTAGAAGCTGTTGTTAAAAAATTCAGAGATAGAAGTAATGTAGGATTCAAGAAATATGGAACTACACTAGAGAATAACAACACAGATGATTTCTTAAATCATTTACAAGAGGAACTAATGGATGCTGTTAATTACATTGAAAAATTAAAATCAATAAATAAAAAATGAGTACTTTAGTAGGCATTGTAGGTCAGAGTGGTACTGGGAAATCCACCTCTATTGAGACCTTAGATCCCAAAAACACTGTTATTATTAATGTATCCAATAAGCCTTTGCCATTCAAAGGTTGGAAGAGTAAGTTTAAAGAAGGTAAGTTATCTGAAGGAGCTAATTATGTCTCTACAGATTCTGCCAGCACTATTGTACAAGCTCTTAAGTATATTAGTGATAACAGAAAAGATGTAAAGCATATTGTATTGGATGACTTGCAGTATCTTATGTCTTTTGAATTTATGGCCAAAGCTAAAGAGAAAGGCTTTGAGAAATTTACTGATATAGGTAAGAATACTTTTGATGTACTTAATACTGGTAGACAGTTGAGAGATGATCTAAAGGTGTTTGCACTATATCATGAGGAAACAACTAATGAGAATTTTAATCAGAAGAGAAAGATTAAAACTATAGGTAAGTTATTGGATGACAAGATTACCTTAGAGGGTTTATTTACTATAGTTCTTTTTACTGAGGTTAAGATGGAAGATGATAAACTTCCACATTATTATTTTGTTACCCAAACTGATGGTGTTACCACAGCAAAAAGTCCAAAGGGAATGTTTGATGAGATATACATTCCTAATGATTTGAATTATGTGTCCACAAAAATTGATGAGTATTACAACTAAACAAAGCAAGTATGACAAAGAATGTAGCAATTAGCACAAGAGATCTGAAGATTTGGTATGTCCTAGATGGAATGTCAGCAGATCAAATTTCTGAGAATCTTAATGAGAGATATAACATCAACTGTTCAGGTGATGATGTAGCTAAGTTATTAAGAGAAAGAGGAATACAAACTAGAAACATCAAGAGATCTGAACCTAACTTTGTGTTCACAGATCCTGATAAATTAGTACAAGAACAATTACCTTTACATGAATTAACAAACAACTAATAAATAAGCAAGTATGATTAACTTAAATGACAGTGCCTATAATGGCAGCAGCAATGTGCAAATTTTCAATGATGGAAAAGCAGGTATTGCAAGAAATGTAATAGGTTCTAAGATTGAATCTAAGCAAGATACTGGTAATGGCCCAGACTATAAACTATTCTTTAAGGATAGCAATGGTGCTGAGGTTAATATGGCTTTCTGGTATTTAGATACAACTAAAGATACCTTTGCTAAAGATCTAGAGAAACAAGGTAAAGTATTGAAGCATTTGATCCATTGTTATTTGGGTGCAGATTATCAAATTCCTGCATTTGCATCAGTAAAAGATTTACTTGATGGATGTATTAAATTGATTGCTCCTAAATTTACAACTGTTCTAGTGCGTGTATATTGTACTTATGGTTCTACAATGGCACCTAAGAAGTATATCCAAATCAGAAGTTATGTCCCATTCATTGAGAATGAGATTATCCCTGTAGGAGATACTAGACTTAGAGCAAGTCAAATAGATCAGATGACTAGGCTAGAAGAAGACAAACCTATGGTTGTTGCTTCTGCTGCAGCATCTGATGTAATCTAATTTGTGTGTGTTTAATAATGGGGGCTAGCAATAGCCCCTTTTATTTATGATAAATCTTAATAACATAGAGCTAGAGTACAGGTTATCTGATGAGATGATACTAAGAAAAGTATCAGACTATCAGATTTTTGCTTATTATATTCCAGAGTTGGAACTTAATACAGCTATGTGTAGTCCTTTGAGAGAAGATGGAGTACCTTCATTTAGTGTATTCTATGCTTCTAACATAGGTAAGCTTCTATTTACAGATTTTGCTACTAAAGAGAAGGGAGATTGTTTTGTTTTTGTTTCTAAATTATTTAATATAGATTATTACCAGGCTTTGCAAAGAATAGCCTATGACTTTGGAATTACAGCAGTAGGAATAAGTGCAGATCAGAAGAAAAGAACTTTACCAAAGAACATAGACTATAAGCAAGCAAGAGAAGTACATCTTGGTATAAAGTATCAGGATTTTACTACTAGAGATACTAAGTTTTGGAAAGACTTTGGTATTACTACAAAGACTCTCAACAAATATAATGTATACAGTTGTACACATATATTTATTAATGAGAAGATTCTTGTAGTTAATAACCTAGTTAGTCCAGCTTATGCATATCTAGAATCTAAAGATGGTAAGTACACATACAAGATATATCAGCCATTTAACAAAGAACATAGATTTATATCTAATGTAGATAAATCTGTTTGGCAAGGTTGGACACAGATGCCAGATAGAGGTGATAAGCTCATCATCACTAAATCTTTGAAGGATGTTATGGCTATAACAGAATTACTGGGAATACCTGCAGTGGCTATGCAAGCAGAAACAACTGATCCAAAGCCACATATAATAGATCAACTCAAAAGCAGGTTTGATAAAGTGTATCTTCTATATGACAATGACTTTAACAAAGAAACAAATTGGGGTAGAAAATATGGTGCTGAGATAGCACAGAGATTTAACCTAACACAAATAGAGATAGCAGATCTCTATAAATCAAAAGACTTCTCTGACCTAGTGAAAGATCATGGTAAAGAAGAAGCAATTGTCCACTTAAACAATTTAATTAATAACAACTAAAATTTAAAATTATGCGTAACATTCGTGTTATTTCTTCACAGACTAATAGTGCTAAAACTATTCAATCTTCAGCTACTAACTGGGGTGATCTTAAAAATGAATTAGCTAATCATTTCTCAGGAGTATCTGATATGAAAGCTATTGTTAGAGATACTAGAGTAACTCTAGAAGCTGCTGATGCAGTTCTTCCTACAGGTGATTTTACTATCATCCTAAGCATGAAGAAGATTGCTTCAGGTACTGAGAATCCTTTTAATACTACACGCTACAAAGATGCTGTATTGCGTGATATGCAAACTAAACTTAACAACATCTTTGAAGATTTGTTAAATGAAAATTGTGAAGAAAAACTTTCTGAAGGACTAAGTGAAGATGACTTAGATGCTCTTAATGAGTTAGAAGAAGAAGGTCTTATCTAATAATTTCTGGGGTTGGTAACAAAAATAGGGAGTCTATATCAGGCTCCCTATTTTATTTAAAATTAATAATATGACAGAATTTCAATTAAAATATTCCAACATACAAGAACAACCATCTCCTTTTGCTGTAAGAGAAAAGTACAATTTTAGATGGCTGCAACAACTAGAAAATTTAGATCAACTAACAAACTTAGTAGCAGAAGGTGATGATAATGACTATTATTCAGTAAGTCAATTTGTAATAAAATCAAATAAAGAAATCTATAAGTATGAAAGTTGTGGAGATAATGATAGTGTATTTGTAGTAGATAATAAAGAAGAGTTTCTTAAAGAAATAGGAATTGCTTTAGATTATCATTATGCAAAAACATATATAAACTTTGTAAATTCTATTGTTCCTATACTAGATGCTATCTATCCAAATAACTATGATCTACAATTTAATAAAGAAACTAACCATCTAAACCTACTAATTAGGTTTGATACATTTACTATTATAAATACTAACAGAGACACTAGAGATATTAGTGGACTATATGTATTGATTAGTTTTACAATAAATGATGAAGAAGATGTAGTAGTTAGTGAGTTTAAAGGTTTTAGATCTACATATGATTTAGAAGCCTATAAACATGGTTATGCTCATTCTCATTTACATACTAAAAGATCTGGTGATTTATTTAGAGCTACTAATTTTTGTACTGGCTCTACAGGATTTACAACAGTATTGTCAGAACTTAGAGATAAGATAGATCTAGAAAAGCTTGAACTATTCCTGTATGATCTAGATAATTATGTGAGATGGGAATCTCTTGAAGGTACACCATATATTAGAATGGCTACTACTACTATAGTTAATAGTACAGGTAGTGCTAGTGCTTCTGCAGTAACTAATGCAGATCTAGGTATTAGTCAAAAGAAATTTTTTAAAGAAACAGAATTTATACCTAACATAAATGCAAGTATAGTAAATGGAGAATTAGAAATAAATATTCTCAATGAAAGAGAACTTATGCTAGAAGTAGCTAAGTATGCAACAGTTAAAGGTATAATGACTGGTAATAATCAACTTATCCAAGCAGAAAGAGTAGATAAAGAGCTGATAGATGGGGTAGTTGAAAATGCTAAAAGATATATAGAATTTAAAACATTTAGAAATGAAGAAATTAAATATGAAGTCCAATATGAAGGGCAACAAGAATCTGAAGAAGAATTCCCCCACCCTCAAATTTTCCAACACATATGCAACTCAATCAAAGAAAGATACAAAAACCAGCTCCTCTCAAGAAGTTTCCAAGCTGTATCTTTCCCAGAACATCTTAAGCAAGATCTGGTATCTTTGTAAGAGAATTAATACTGTAGAATGGTCAGGTATTATCTTTTGTAAAACTGAAGGTCATCCTATAGATCCTGAAACATTTAGTGCTAGAGCTATAGATATTTTACCTATGCATAAAGGTGAGCCTACATATACTGAGTTTGAGATAGATGATAGGTTAATTGATGCTTATGATAATAATACAGAGCTAGAAGAATGTAAGATGGGTATTATCCATTCTCATGTTAACATGGGTGTATTCTTTTCAGGTACAGATACTTCTACTTTGAATGAGTATGCTAAGCTATCTAACTTCTGTATATCTGTGATTGTTAATAACAAGGGTGAAATTATAGCTAAGGCTGCTTATCCTGTAAGTAAGAGAGTAACAAGCACTGGTGTACATTATAAAGATGGTGATGGTAACTGGGTAATGTCTAGTGATGAAACATCTGAGCAAGAAGTAGTATCTATCAAATCTATAGATATGAAGATAGTTCTAGAGTTTGATGAGTTCTTTGATAAACAAGTAGAAGGTATTCTAGCATATAAACCACCTGTTACAAACTATGGTTATATGAATACAGAGTTTCCTGAAACTCCTAGATATCAAAGCAACTGGTATAATGATACTAGACAAACATCTTTGTTTGATACTCCATCTTATGCAAAGTCTTACAAAGCTAAACATACTCAAGATCAGATAAATAACTTTATCTGTATGCTTATTATGTTAGATAATAGTACTAAGATATCTGATATTAAAGGTGCATTTGAGAAGATGGATTCTAAGATTAAAGAGATAGATGAAGAAATCTATTCAGCTATGATGGCAGATAATCTAGAAGACTATTATCTATCAGCTACTGGATCTAACTATATGATTACCAGTGATACACAAGAGTTTATACAAGATGCTATGGAGACAGTTCTTAACTATCCAAACTTTGAAAAGTCTGATGTAGCAGAACTTGTATATACTGAATTGGCTAATTATTATTCTGACTTTTTACCACATTACTTATAATTATGGCAACAGATAGATTTAAAGATGCAGTATGGTTGCCTATAGTAAAGCAACATTATACTGTAGTAGGTGGTGCTGGTGGCATTGGTTCTTGTCTAGCTTTTTTATTAGCCAGACTAGAGCCAGAGTCTATCACTATTTATGATCCAGATACTGTAGATACAGTTAATATGTCCAATCAATTATACTCTATAGATGATAATGGTAAGTCTAAAGTATCTGCAATTAAAGGAATAATTAATGACTATTCTCTCTATCAAGTATCTACTAAGCAAGAGTTATTTACAGAAGAATCTCCACAGTATGATATATATTTTTCTTGCTTTGATAATATGAAAGCTAGGAAAGCTATGTATGAAGTATTTAAGCAAAGTGTAAATAGCCATGCTGAAGCTAATGGAGAAATACCTATGCCTTTACTAATTGATGGTAGATTAACTGCTGAGCAGTTTCAAATTTATATAGTTACTCCACATAGATTGGAGAGATATGAGAAGACTTTATTTGATGATTCTGAAGCAGCAGTATTAGCTTGTGGTTTTAAAGGTACTACACACAATAGTTTTATGATTGCATCTAAGATGATTGCATGTTATACTAACTTTTGTGCTAATATAGCTACAGGAGGAGATGATAGAGTACTCCCATTTATGATAGATAATGATATATTTACAATGACTGAAACAATTGAATTATGATAAATGGATTAATTAATACAGATATATCATCATATTTACTTAATAGTAATCACCCATCTAGTATTAAGCATAAGCTTAATTACAATAATGAGTATTGTTCTTTTGCAGGTATTGTTCCTAATAATTATGGTCAGTATGTACATGGATATGTAACTGCTACTACTTATGTAATGAATGAAATAAGTAAAGCTTTTGATCCTAATGATGATAGATTGGCTAAATTTTTAACTGCTCCTGCTAGACAAATTGTATCTCATTTTGATGGACAAGTAGATCTTAGTTATATTAAAGCTGATAGTTTTTGTGAAGATTTGATTAGGGAACATATTAACAAATTTTTAGAACCTCAATCTGATTTAGTTTGCAACTATGGATATGGTAATAATGTTGATGTTATACTTAATTTTAATAGAATTGCTCCTTATAGAGTAAGTACTAGAACTGGTACTTTTGTAACAGGTGGTGGTATTATAGGTAGAGTTAATACAAATAGCACTTTGAAACCTTTTGTAGCTCTAATGGTTAAAAGAGAATTAGTACAATTGCCTAGATTATCTTGGCTAACTAATACACCTATAACTAACGAAGATAATACATTTGTATTGTATGTTCAAGGAGGATTTGATTATAAAGAAACAGAAGAGAAAAGTCTTAGGTCTTTTTATAGAAAATATATTATTCCTTGGGCTAAAGAGCATAAGGTTGAGATAGTAACAAGACCTAATTTACTTGCAGATTTGTTTTTAATTCCGACAATTCCTACATTTGCTTCTGCTAGAGAAGAGAATCAGTATTATAAAGACCAATATAGACTTATGTTGGAAGCTAATAAAACAACTGAAACTCCAGCAGAAACTATAGAAATGCCTTGGTAATGAAAACATATGAATTTTTTATCCCTTACAATGTTCCCTCTCTTAAGAATAGTAAAATAAAGACTAAGAGAGGGATATTTCCTTCAAAGACAGTAACAAAGTATCTACAGCAGATGGGTATTAAATCCTATTCAGTAAGAGATAAACAAGTGGAAGGTTATAAGACTAGACCTAATTTATTTAGTACAGCTCTTATAAAATTCCCTAAGCTTCATGAAAAGCATTACCCTATAGAAGTAGGGTTTCACTTTATTAGGAGAACTGCTGCAGACTTTGACTTTAACAATGCTACACAAATCATACAGGACTTATTGGTAGCTCATAACTACATAGTAGATGACAGCATGAGATACTTTATTCCTTATGTTCTGAAGGTAGATGGAAGGAATTATTCGTTGGATAAAGAAAATCCAGGTGTAATATTAAGAATAAGAGTATGAGTAAAAGAAAGAAACCTAAAGACCTAGAAGATACTGGGTCAGGTAACACAATGAAAAATTATAACCTCAGTATGAGGGAGCAAGCACAAGAACTTGCTAAACAATCACCAGATACAAGTAAACTGATAGCTTATAATGTAGATGATAGAACTACTATCTACTTTAAGCCAGGTACATCTGTTGAGAAAATTAAACAAAGAATTGAATTATATAAAAAATCATTATTAGATGCAGAAGGAAGAATCTTTTACTTCGATGGAGAAGTTAAAAATGCCAATGGACATTCAGCCACTAAGCTTTAGTAGGCTAGCATTATTTGAAAGAAGTCCATTCTTATTCCACAAAAAGTATATTCTGAAGGAAGATATAGAAGAGAAGGAAAGTGATGCTATGAACATAGGTTCTGCAGTAGATTGTCTGCTTACTCAACCTGATGATTTTTATACTTTATTTACTGTTGCTACTGTAGATAGACCTACAGGACAGATGGGAGATTATGTAGATATGCTATTTAAACTAACATCTCAAGGTGTAGAGAATGCTGAAGAGGATGCTTATAGTATTGTAGGATTTAAAAGAGATAGTATAGATAAAGTCAAAGAAAGATTTCTTACAGAAGGTAAGTCTTATTATGACTTTCTAGTATCTAGTAGAGATAAAATAGTCCTAAGCTTTGAGCAATATACTAAAGCTAATGCAGCAGCACAAATATTAAAAACAAATAGATTTACCAGTAAATTCTTAGCTGAGAATCTAGGGGAGAATATAGATAGGTATTATCAAAAAGATAGTACATTTGAACATGATGGAATACAATACAAAGTTAAACTTGATTGTATTATTGTGGACCACAATACTCAAACTATCTATCCTATAGATATCAAGACTACATCTGATAGCCCATATGGATTTGCAAAGAGCATGACTAGATATAGATATGATCTTCAAGCAGTTATCTATAGCCATTATATTAGTACAGCTTTTGCTCAAGAACATCTTATACAAAACTATACCATAGCTCCATTTAAGTTTATTGTAATTAATGTAGAATATCCAAACAATCCTTTGATTTGGAAGATGTCTACCAATGATTATATATCAGCTAAGATGGGTATTGCTGGAGAAGGTGGTGTAAGAGGTTTATTTGATATACTAGCTGATCTTAAGTGGCATCTAGATAATGATGTATGGGACTATAAAAGAGAAGTCTATGAGAAAGATGGTGAGCTAGTAACTAATTTATATGATAAAACAGCATTCTAAAAAGAATAAATCATCTTTTCTGATTCTGCCAATGTTAGGCCCAGACCAGTCTTATTTTGATTGGTCTGGTTCCTTTCTAAACTGCTATATTCAGGATGAGAATTATCCTGAATATAATAATCATATAGTCTTGCTTTATAAATATCCAGAAGTATTGAGTCCTAAAAATGTAGCTGCTGTTATTAAAATGGAAGAGAAGCTATTTAGAGAGCTTAATGCTCCAATGGTTCATAGATATGATCCTGATACTCAACACTCTGTATTTATTTATGAAGTTCCAAAAGAATATCAAGAAGACTATGATTGGTTTATGTATGGCAAGTATTCTAGGATGAGTGCAGGATATAAAAATAAGATCCTGAGTTTTCACACAGAATCTAGTAGCAAAGGTATTATAGGTGTACTTACTAGAGACAAAACTATGCTAAAGAATATCCATAAGAATCTAGGTTGTATGAAAGAAGAATGTAAATGTAATTCATCAAATTACCTAGATTGTAAGTATTTTTCAGATTATGCATTTGATTTTCATAAAGCAGAAGTTTGGGATAAAATTAATGAAGATGAGATACTTAGCATAAAAATAGAGAAACCTAAAAGAATAAAAATGAAATGAAAGATACAACTAAACAACAGCTTGGTGACTGGTATACCAACTTCCCTAACTTTTGGGAATCTGAGATGGTAGAACAAGTCATCAAGCAAATTTCATCAGAATACCATACAAAGAAAGTATATCCTGAACCTAGTAAAATATTCAGGGCATTTGAGTTATGTCAATTTAATAATGTAAAGGCAGTGATTTTAGGTATGGATCCTTATAATGATGGTAATGCTATAGGTTTGGCTTTTGGTGTAAAGAGTGCTTCTATTAATCCTAGTCTTAGAAAGATAAGAGAATCTATAGAAGATGAATGTTATGATGGTATGTTGCTAGAGTTTGACTATACTTTAGAACATCTTGCTAAACAGGGTGTGCTGTTACTAAATACAGCACTAACTGTAAGACATGGGGAAGCAGGATCTCATATGCAAGTATGGAGTGCTTTCACAAAAAGATTTATAGAGCAACTTTCTGTTATAAAACCCGTTACATGGTTTCTATGGGGTAAAAATGCTGAAGCTATGAAGCAGTATATCTATACAGATAATCCTGTGTATATAGCTGAGCACCCATCCTATGCTGCTAGAAATGGCAGGAAGTGGATAACAAACAATCAATTTAAGCAAACAAAACATATAATAAGGTGGTAAACAATGGACAAGATCATTACACAAAGAAACATGCCTCTACCAGACATTGAGGTAACAGATGATGTAGGTAAACTACAATTTTTTAATTTATCAGGAAGGCAACATAGTGCCTTAGTAAAGTACAAAAGAATTCAGCAATTAGTAAAGCTGATTAAAAATGATCAAGCTCTTGGTGCAGCTGTAAGAGAAGTGCTAGAGTTTGGTTATGATGAGAATGAAGAATAATTTATAGGGGGAGTTAATCCCCCTTTCATTATTGCTGACTCTGCATAAACTTTATATAGTTTTCTGGATCTACGTTAGTACCAGTAATACCTACAAACTTTAATAATTTAGCAAATAGTTTACTATCTCCCTTTTCAAACATGCCTGATTTTGTTTCATATACTTCATCAGGTCTTGTAGCTTGTGAAAGTAATCTTATAAACTTATCAATAGTATTTAAAGCTACAACAGGGCTTTTAACATTTTTAAACATTTCTTGGACATTAGGAAATCCTAAATTCTGTGGATCTCCAAGAGTTCCATAAACACCTAAATCTGTATTTAGTTTTAAAGCAAAAAATAAAGCGTACTGATAAGCTTTTCTATCTTCATCATCTGCAGCTTTAGCCATAGCAGATAGTAGCATTACCATTAATCCTGTACCTCCAGCAAACATCATATCTCTCAAAGATTTTTTTAAGTTTGCTTTTTCAAAATCTTGTAATTCTGAATCAGAACTATATATAGCTTTAGCCATTCTTTTTG